TAAAAAAGGATTTGACAAGGCATTCTTTATTTATAAAGGATTGGAGGGAACAAACCCAACATCTCCATATAAATGCGATCCTGCAGGAACAGCTTGGACAGGAAAAACGTTAGGGTTCCATTTTGATAATAGAGTAACAGGACTAACATCAACAGATGTGTACCAATATAATGTAGGAGCCTATAACTTTAACCCAAGTGGTAACACTTCATTACAAACACAAAACTATTATAACGATAGTGATTATCTTAAATTTACTGTTTTACCTTATGGTGGTAACAATGGTTGGGATAGGTATAGAAAAACTAGAACAAATGGAGATACCTACATTATAGGACAAACAAATTACGCCGCATTTTGGTATAATAATACAATAGTTGGAAATTGCCAAGTAACAGACTACTATCCTTTCTATGATGGTATGAGGAAATTCTCAAATCCAGAAAGTATTGATATTAGTTTATTTGGAACACCGGGAATTGATTATACTAACAATCTTACGTTAGTTAATAGAACCCTTGAAATGATAGAAAATGATAGGGCAGATGCGCTATATGTTGTAAACTCTACAAACCCAGCTAACCAAACAGTAGATTCTGCTGTAGATAATTTTACTAATTCCGCTTTAGCTAGTAGTTACATGGCAACATACTGGCCTTGGGTTAGATATAAAGACACAGAAAATAATGTAAGACTCTACGTACCACCAACTGGAGAAGTGTTTAGAGCAATGGCCTTAACAGATAATATATCATTCCCTTGGTTTGCCCCAGCTGGACAAACTAGAGGTTTATTAAACACTATTGATAAGGCTCAAACTAAATTAACACAAATAAATAGAGATGATTTATATGTAGCTAAAATTAACCCTATTGCCACTTTTAATGGAGTAGGTGTTGTAATTTGGGGACAAAAAACTATAAAAAATACGGTATCAGCATTGGATAGAATAAATGTAAGAAGATTAATGATTTATCTAAAAAAGAAAGTACAAACCGTGGCAATACAATTATTGTTTGAACAAAACGATGACATTGTTAGACAACAGTTCCTTTCATTAATAAACCCTATTCTAGAAGATGTAAGAAGAGATAGAGGACTAACAGAATTCAAAGTACAATTAAATAGTGACGCTAGTGAATTAGACACAAATTCTATGACAGGTAAAATATTTGTGAAACCAACTAGAACATTAGAATTTATTGAAGTTGAATTTAATATTACCCCTTCTTCCGTATCCTTTAACGACATAACTCAATAAGATGAAAAGAAGGTTATTATATGAAATAACACTAAGAGCTTATAGTTTTGATTGGGATGATAACATTCTTCACATGCCAACAATGATTCACATGGATAAAAAAAGGGGGGATAGTTGGGAAAAAGTAAAATTAACAACAGGGGAATACGCAGAACTTAAAGACTCTCCAGAGTATAGGTTTCCTGATGGTGATATTAAAAACGCCTTTATTGAGTTTAACGATGATAATGAATTTATAAAAAATGTGGAAGATAGTATAAATAATAAAGATTTTGCCCCATCATTTGAAGATTTTAAGGAAGCTTTATTAAAAGCCAAACCAATGTCGATAATAACAGCTAGACCACAATCACCAGAAACTCTAAAGAAAGGAGTAACAATGATAATTGAAAATGTTTTTAGTGATGAAGAATTAGGTGAGATGATTGAAAATATTAATGATAATTATGATTTTGTTGGGACAGATGAAGAGATTATTAAAAAATATATTGAGTCTAATTATTATTACCCAGTATCATTTAAGAATAGATTTGTTGATGTTAAAAAAGAAAAAGGTAACGCTTTAGATGATTTTGTTAATAAAGTTGTTACAGCATTTGAAAAAATGGATAGGGATCAATATAATAAAATGAGTGTTGGATTTAGTGATGATGACACTGATAATGTAAAACACATGATAAAAAAAGTTAAAGATGAGATGTCAAAACAATATCCAGACATTGAATTTTACATTTATGATACCTCAGAAAAAGGTAAAAATAAACTAATAGTACATTCAACATAGATAATTTTATTTATGGATATATTTATAGATGTATTGATTAATAATACTAATTAAAAAAAAACTAAAAAATGGCAGACTTATTAATGAAAATGCCGGTTCCTTACGAACCAAAAAGAAAGAATCGGTTTATACTAAAATTTCCTTCGGACTTAGGAATTGCAGAGTGGATTGTATCTAGTGCGGCTAGACCATCAATAACAATAAATGAGGTTGAGATACCTTTTCTTAATACGAAAACTTTCGTAGCTGGACAATTCCAGTGGGAAACAATCGATGTGACTTTTAGAGATCCTATCGCACCTTCTTCTTCACAAGCTTTAATGGAGTGGGTAAGATTACACGCAGAATCTGTAACAGGAAGAATGGGTTACGCTGCGGGGTACAAGAAAAAAGTAGATCTTTTCATGTTAGACCCAACAGGGGCAATTGTTGAAAACTGGGAGTTAAGAGGTACTTTCTTAACTAACGTTAACTTTGGAGACTTAGATTACAGTGGAGATGATTTAGCTGATGTTTCAGCAACTTTAAGATTTGATAGAGCAATTCTAAAGTACTAAACACATTTTACATAAAATATATTAAATTAAAGGACCACTTCGGTCCTTTAATTGTTTACAAATGGTTATTTATTAGTATTCTTTAATGAAAAATCATAATTTTTACATAAAAAAAAATAAAAAATGTCAGAAAAAGAAGTAAAATTTAGTGTACCCTTTGATGTAATTGAATTACCATCTAAAGGATTACTATATGATGACTGCGACGAAACTATTAAAATTGAGTATATGACCGCAGAAGATGAAAACATTCTAACTTCTCCTAATCTTTTACAATCAGGTAAAGTACTAGACGTACTTATGGAACGTAAAATTAAACAAAAAGGGGTGAATGCTAAAAATCTTTTGGTTGGTGATAGGAACGCAATTATGGTATTTTTAAGAGCAACAGCATATGGAGAAATGTACCCAGTAAAATTAACAGACCCAACAACAGGAGAAGAGTTTGAAACCGAAATCGACCTAAATACTTTAGATGTTAAATCAATAGGAGCAGAACCAGATGAAAAGGGATATTTTTCATTTGACCTAAAACGTAGTAAAAAAAGTATTAAATTTAGATTACTTACTGCAAAAGATGAAGAAGATTTAGTTAAAGGAGAAGAAAAAAGACAAAAAATCCTAAAAAATAATGTTTCTAAATTGTTAACATCTAGATTAGTTACACAAATTATGGAAGTAGACGGAGAAACCAATAAAAGTTACATTGAACAATTTGTTCAGTACTTACCAGCCGGAGATTCATTAGAGTTAAGAAAATATATGGACGATATTGAACCTGGCATAGACCTGAGGGTAGACGTGGAGTCTCCTTCAGGTGCCGTGTTTCGCAGTCTCATTCCCATCACAGTCCGATTTTTTTGGCCTAACGTCGAGTTATAAACAGTCGTTATTCCAAGAAATCTACATACTAGTACATCACGCTGGGTTTACGAGAGAAGATGTAATGTTGATGCCAATATTTGAAAGGAGGTCGTATATGATTTTACTACAAAAAGAGATTGACGAAAAAAACAAAGCACAAAAAGCGGCAAACGCTAAAGCGAAGAGGAGGTAACTCCTCTTCTTTTTTTATATAAGATATTTATAATAAAAAGATTTTGGATAATAAGACTCGACAACATAATAGAATGAAAGAATTAATGGGATTAGACTCCATTAAACTTTTTGAACAGACACCAATAAATGTGTCTAGAAACCCTGTAACAGCTACTGTTACTGATGCTAGTATCGATGGTGAGTCGGGAACCGCGGGTTTTAATCAAGGAATTGAAGATTTTTCACAAGGATTTGTAGGTGCTGATACGGCATTAGACGCAGTTAGACGAGGTATGGGAGTTACCCCTATAAGTCAAGGTATTGTAAATGAAGTTGTTCTAGATTACCATTATAAGACAGGACCATTTACTCTTAAGTATTCATTTTCTAACGACATAAAAATTCCTGGAGGTGTAATTCCTAAAAACACACCATTTACTACTAAAAACGCAAATTATATAGGTTTAACAAAGGAAGGGCAAACTATTTCCGTTGAAACACCAACCCCAGTAGAAAGTAAAGACGACACAACAAACGAAAACAGAAATAGAAATAAAAAAATTGTTGATTTATTTAACACAGTTAACATTAAATTAGGTATTAAGGATCCTTTTGTTTTGTATTTTAGAAAAAATATAAGACCAATACTTAGAAGACTAAAAAAAGAATTTCCAGAACATGGGATAAATTTCACGGACCAACCAACAACATGGGAAGGAGAAGAAGTGGTTGCAGAAAATTTTTTAAGAATTAAAAATATTCTATTAGAAAACTACATTGAAAGTCTGAAACAACTTAATGATCTAAACGCCGCCAAAAATGCCCAAAAGAAAGATAAAAAAATGAGTGCGGTTCTAGATAAAGAAATAGAAAA